TTGGGATTTCCTGTAGGATCAATCTGCGGAACTAATTCAATGCCCCGAGCAACTGCTTCTGCCATTCGTTGTGCAACTTCAGGACCGGTAGGATCATTCCACTCGCCTTCCCATACACCTTTACCAATCTGGAAACCGCCCGAGTCACCTAATACCCAACTAGTTGTACGGTCTCTGTTACGAAACATATCTTCACTGGGATCAGGTTTTGACAAATCCAAGTTGGCATGTCCAGCTGAATACAAACAGTGGTCAAAGTAAAATGCCGCATTGGGATTCAAGTAGTTCATTGCTTCAATGCCCATAGGTCCAAAGCTGGCAGGGATACGTGCAGGATCCACATAGTTACTGTAACGCTGTTTACCTATGTAGGTACTATAGAAACCAGAGGTAGCTGGTAAAAAATATGCGTAGTCGTTTTGTGCGGCTGTTAAATTCTTATTCATTTAATTAAGTGCTGTGCTAATACCATACAGCTGATCCATGCCCATACGGTGTTAAAACCTACCAATGTTGGTAAAAACTTTTTATTACTGGCCCAGATTAATGCCAAACTAGTAGCTAAGGTTAAAAAGTACAACCACCAAAGTGTAATACCAAAGATTAAACCGGGGACAATAATAGTAGCCTTAGCAAACCAACTTACAAACTCTACAGTATTATAATTAGTCCAGTACTCTTTAGTAAACCACATGCTGTAACATTCTTTAACTTTTTGGAATCCTGTTCTGTGATAAACAATCACTAACAAAATTACAGCGGCAATATTTGCGTATATAATTTGATCTAATGTCATGATTATTTGCTCTGTGCTGGAAGAATATAATTGTATTCAGCAACCCCGCTGTCTACAGTGATCTGCATAGCACCAACGTCTGCAATCTTCATAGTGATATTGCCTGCCAAGTTAAGAATACTCATAACTTGAGTAACAGGCCATGACCATGTTTGTTTCAATTTGCCAGTAACACCTGCTTCAAAAATAAACTCACCAGCGTGTGTACTTGCATCACCAAAACAGAATACCAAGTTATCGTTTTCACTCTTTACTTGGAAAACGCTTTCTTCGCTGTGTGCGTTTGCTTGAAACTTCAAACGTTGAATACTTGCTACGCTTGGTTCGAATTCAATATCCCACTTAGCGCCTTTAAACTTAACTGACTTTAATTTTTCATTAATAATTTCAGTATTCATAAAACGATAGTCATTTTCAAAGTCACCGTCTTTGTTTTCAAAATGCAAACCTGTTGGAATTTCTTCTCCGTTACGTTGTGCAGTAACTACACTAATCTTTGCATTTTCTTTATACTCTGGACACTTCAAATGAATGTCTAGTTTATTTAGGTTTGGCATACCAAACACACCTGTAAATTGTTCCACGGGTGCTTTGGTTTTTGCGTTAACAATAACTGAACGATCTTCAGCCATTGCTTCAATTTCTGTTGCTTCTTCAGTAGAACTAATTTTTACCAAAGGAATAAATCCTAGGCTGTGTGTATGCGCTACTAAGTCTTGTAAAATGTCTTTCATATGAGTCTCCATGTTTATTGATTATATTTAGATTTTTGTTTAAAGTCAAGAGTTTTTTCTTACTTTGTTGTTGTATTTGATAGCGGATTCTACCAATGTTACGGGTGCTTCGATCTTTTCAGACCAATGTACAAATGCTTCTGTATCTTTTGGAAAACAATGTCCTCCAAATCCACGTTCACCATCGGGTCCAGGTACCAATGTATGACCACTACCAATGCGAACATCTTGAGATACAATATGACGAACTATATCATATTCCATTCCTGTTGCTTGACAAATATCAAATATCTGATTAAAGAAACTTGTTTTAAGAGCAAGGAAAGAATTAATTGAGTATTTTACCAAACAAGCTTCATGTGCTGTACAATTGAAAACTAAATTACAATTTGGTAATGAAGTCTGAAAAAGGTCTTGCCAAAAATATTCCGGATCTTCTCCACCTAGTACAACATACTTTTGATTTAAAAAGTCTTGATTAGCAGATGCAGCCCTTAAAAATTCTGGACTATAAACAATACTATGATTGGCATATACTTCTTCAAACACATCAACAACAGCGGGTGTTACGGTACTTTTAATTAGTACAGGCATAAAAATTGGAACTTGATCCAATACATTGGCAATATTTTCTGTAATGATGCCATTTTTACCAGTTGGTGTGCTAACACAAATAATTAACCCATCTGCATCTTGATGATTTTGTATTGTATCTGTTGTATAAACCGGATCAACAATTACTAATTCGTGTTTGTCTTTCAGTGCATTGTGAATAGCCTTACCAACAAATCCGTACCCTGCAATTATAATTTTCATATTAAAACTCAAATAAACTGTTAAAAGTATTTTTTTCTTCAGTACTGCGAATATCCCAATTTAGTACACCAATGAGGTTTCCTAATTTGTTATCAATAATTGTTTGCTCCATCTCTTCGTGATCAAATGGCATGTCTTTAAACCATTGCGGTAAACGTAGTTCATCCACGGGGTATGCAACACTTGTAAATCCCATAGGATTCTGTTTTAATTTACAAACAATAACTTTTTGACCATCAGTGATGCTCATTGAGTATTTGTCGTTGTACATTCTTTTGAGCGTATTCCAATTAATACTTGCTCTAACATGACCAGGCATATTAGCCTTGCCAGCTTTCTTCTCTTTACTTTCGTATTCTGTAACATTGTTTGCACGTTTTGGACTTCCTTTCTCCCAACCAGGTCGGGCTTTAAATACTGTACGGAAATGTGTAATATGATCTAACACATCTTGTTCTGTAGAACCTGTTAATACTTTTTCAAGTACATCACTTAAGAAGTTTTGAATAAACTCTGGAGTGTCTGAACGTTTCAAGTCTAAGCCCATGGCCTTGATCTTGCCTGGCTTGCCTTCTATGTCAGAACGTTTACCTTCTTTATCGTAATAAAGAACAGCATAACGTTTCTTAGTAATAAACAATGCTTTAGAACCAACAATCTCACGCCCTGCTTTAATAACTTCACCGCGTGATTTTGGACAGTGAAAAGCATCTAGCATAAACTGTGGAAATGTTTGATTAACTTCCTCTCCAATTTGATCGTATAGTTGTACTACACTTTCTTTAGTCCAAGGAACATGTCCTGCTTCAATTTCTTTCTGCAATGTTTTGTAAGCACTAAAATAACAGGAGTCAGTGTCACCGTAGATAATTGCTTTACCACGATAGTCGTATTCCCCAGCTATAATCTCATTAACTCTACTGGCCATATGTTTAACAATCTGGCGACCAGTTAGTGTAGTTGATTGTCCAATACGCTTGTCAAAGAATCTACAACCACTGTTAAGGATAGCACCATACAAACTGTTCAAGTTAATCTTCTTAACTAGTTGTCGTTTGTCCCAATATTCTTCTTCAATCTTATTACCAGCGTTAATGGCTTCTTTTAGTTTAGCCTGCATTTCTTTACGTTCACTATACCAACGCTTGAGTAATCCAGGAATAATACCTTCCTTTTCATAAGTAAAGATAGTACCATTGGCACTAAGCACCCACGGTTGATTACTTTCAAAAATTAACCTGTATACTTCTGCGGCACTTACGACATCACTATCTCCGTTTTCCCAGTCAATTGTGATGTCAGTTCCAATTTCTTGATTCATTACGGCTGTATATTCTACAGATCCAAACATACCTTCCCACGCCGCTGCAAATGATTTTCCTTTTGCCATTTGAGCTTCAATGTATTCGTCAGTCATTGTTTGACGTAATTGTCCAACAATAGTTTCTGGACCCATATTCAGCGCACGAATAGCACTGGGATAAAGACTGTTAATATCTAGTGATCCAACCCAGTCTTGCAATCCTTCTTTAGGATATGCAACGTAAGCACCAGCGGCCGCAGAATCTTCTCTCTCACTCATTTTAGTTCTATTAGGAACTTGGAATCCACGTCTATGTGCTTCGTTAATAATAGCCTGTTCAGTCACAGCTACAGCACCCATTGTGGTTTGTAGCAATACTGTATTTTCGTGTGCTAGGGTATTGGCAAGATCTAAGAACTTTAATTTCTTGTCTAGTCTATCTAATAGTGAAGTATCTTGCCTGTTATATTCGATAAATGTTTTAAAATCATTATTGTATAATTGATCTAGGGTACCTTCATATTGTGTTTTGCGTTCGCCAAGTTCGTATTCAGCAATAGCATCCAGTCGATATGTGTGACGTTCTTCGTATGTATACTTGCGATACAATTCCAAACTATCTAAGTGTACACGACCAATAAAGTCGTATGTTACACTTTGACGTCCAAACTTTTCATACTCGCGGCGCTTGGGAAATTGATCAAACAAACAAAAACGTCTAGTATCGTCTTTGCTCAATACTTTTGTTACACGGTTAACAGTATATGGAATATCATAACCTTCGCTGTTCCAACCAGTTAGTATGTCCGCATCTTGTATAAGATCTAAAAATGCATCCAACATTTCTGCTTCTGTTTTAAACAGCATTGTATTTGGAAATTCTTTAATTGCGTCCTGTGCCTGTTCCCAAGTTAATGTTTTAGGAGGTACAGCAAAACAAACAAGGGTTTCTAACCATTGCAAGTGAACAGCAATACTGGTAATGGGCATAAACGCATCATCTGGTGTTGAATATCCACGCTCAGGATCAAAGTCCACCTCAATGTCAAAAAACGCTACGTTTAGTTTAGGAGCATCTTGATTTAGATAGTGTTCGCTTAGTGTAACAAAAATTGGATTAATGTCCGATTCGTACAGTTCTTTGCCACTATTAATAGCTTGTTCTTTGCGTAGTTCTTTTGTGTTTTTACATACAATACGTGATACGGAATCTCCGTAGATTGATGTATGTTTGCCCTTTGGGTCTTTGACGTAAAACGTGTGCTTTACGGGTATATCGCGAAATTCTCTTTCGCCTTTCTTATTACGTTCAACCACTTTAATGATGTCATTCTCGCGGTCAAACCATGCATCTACATAGCTCATTTATTCTCCACATGCAATTTACGGCTTGCAAATACCTATACGGCGGATTCTGGCCCGCCTTGCCTTTATATTATAGCAGGTTTAGATACGTTTTGTAATATCTAAAATTGCTTCAATTTCTTCCCAGTCTTCGTTGTACGCAGCCCAATCGCCTTTATGTGCAATCTTAATAGCTCGATTAATAACACTAGGTTTTACTTGTAATTCTTCTGCAACTGCCTTAACTGTATCTTTTAAGCCTTCTTGTAAATCTTCAATTTCACGTAATACTGTGGAACCTTCTGCAATTAGTCGTTCCAATTTTGCCTTTTCTTCTGCGCCGTAGTTGCGTCCTGACATGTAAATCTCCTAGTAATAAGCCTTATTATATACTAATTATCTTGTAAACACAACCTTTAGAGGTAGAAATGGCAAGACGAATCTTGCCATTTTAGTTTTATTTTGGTAGCAAACCTAGTTCTCGATACCTGTTTTCTCTTTCTTTTTCCTTAGCATCGATAGCATCTTGTGTAGGTGTTAAAGATCTTGGTCCTGCAGCTGGTTGGGTGCCAACAGTGCCAGCTCTAGCAGCACCGCCGCTTGGATCAGTTGCACCAATAGCTACAGCATCGGCAATAGTTTTTGCCGTTTCGTCATCTGTTGGCCAACCACCGTACAATTGAGCAAGCAGTTTGTTAAGATCGCCAAGCATACGCTTACGTTCTTCTTCTTGACGCTTACGTTCTTCTTCTTTTGGATCTGGCTGTGTAGTAACTGGCGGTACAACTGGAGGAGTTACAGTTGTTGTAGTTGTAGTTGTTGGTTCGTTTGGTGGCGGAGGTGGAGTGTCTGGAGTGTCTGGTACTGGCTCATCGTTTGAGTCGTTAACCATTGCAGTAATACCAATAGCACCAAGTATTCCAATTAATGCCAAGAACCTATTATTCTTAAGTAAATTTACAAATCTTCCACCGGCAGCTCGTAAAGTTGTTGCTATTCTTGAACTAGCACCAACTCTTGCCAAGTCATCAACTGACCCAGCACCAGCAGCTAAACCACGTTCAGCTTGTCCAGCTCTTGCCATATCGTCTGTTGCTTGACCAAGTCTACGTCCAGCATTTGCTCGAATAGTATCTGTTGCTCCAGGACGAACACCGCCAGGACTTAATCTTCCATCAGCACGTCCAAGTCTTAGAGCCATGTCGTCTGCTGACATAACCTCTGAACCACCTCGAACTTTATATGAATTTGTACCAGGTACATAATCCCAAGTCTTTCCGCCAAACCTTGCAGTTGTACCAACTGACTGTGATGCTCTTCCTGTTGCAGTTGTCGCTGTACTTGTACCAGTTCTTGCGGCTGTTGCAGCATCGTTTGCAACCCCACTAGCAGCTCTTGCGGCATCATCTCCACCTGAACTAAATGCACCTCTTAATGTATTCCATCCAGTTCTTAAAGCATTTCCACCAGCACCCCATACTTCTTCTAACGGAGGTAATCCAGAAAGTCTTCTGATGTCATTTAAATCTTTTGATTCGTTAGCTACATTGATTCCTAATTTTTGTGCAAGGGCTAACAGTTGCTCGTCAGAAATTTTAGATCCTGGAGTTAATCCCATGTTAGCTACTTCAGCTTTTACTTTTGCTATCATAGCCGCTGTAGGTGCAGCCGCTGTAGTTGCTGGTGCAGCCGCTGTAGTTGCTGGTGCAGCCGCTGTAGTTGATGCAGCCGCTGTAGTTGGTGCAGCCGCTGTAGCTGTCGCAGCCGCTGTAGGTGCAGCCGTTGTAGACGCTGAACTTCCTGGCATTGAACCGTCTTTCTTTAATTTGCCGTCTTTCTTTGCTCGTTCAATAGCCGCTAATGTTTCTTTACCCATTTTACCGTCTGGTCCAAATTTTGGTAAAATATTTTTCTGTCCACCATATGCTTTGATAAGATAGTTTTGTAACTTTTCAGTTTCTGCATTATACTGATTTGATGGTTGAGTATTAACTTTAGTATTAGTTGGCCCTGGAAATTTATCAGCTACATTAAGAATTTGCTGATTAATTTCTGGACGGAACACTTCTCTGCCTAATGCTACACCACCAGACATCCAAGGTGCAACTTTAGTTATTGGATTTGCTATGGCACCACCAACTGCACCAATACCATATAACCAAGGACTTCTTGCCCTTGCTGCATCGGTTGCTGCAATTTGTTTTTTCAACTCGTCTTTAAAGCGTGTTCCTTTAATTATGGATAATGCTCCAGCTGCAAGTTCGTCTTGAGTACCAAGAGTAAATCCGCTAACTACACCACGACCTGTATCTTTAACATCAGACCAAAGTTCACCTGCGCTGTATTCTACTAATAGACCGTCAGTATCGTAGTAGTAGTATGTATTATTGTCTTCGTTGAATAGATAAATCTGCCCGTCTTTAATAACAGTTCCGTCTTCAAACATGACTGCACGACCTTCGGCAATCATTCTGTTTCTGCTTTCTAACAAACTTTCATTAGTTGCACTAGATCCTGTACGCCCAACAGGTTTTTGAGCGTTTAGTCGATTTGTTTCTGCTGCCGATTGATTCGCATCGGTTTGCAAGCCAGTAACTGGTGCTGGTGCTGGTGCCGGTGCTGGCATTGCCTTGATTGCAGCAATTACTTCAGCAATACGTTTAACTAAACTGGTACGTGCTGTTTCGTATGCACGGAATTGTGCAATAAGATCAACAGCATCTGGATCAGATTCTGGAGGTTTAGCAAAAGGTGTTAACTTGGTAATTAAATCTTTAAGTTCTTTATGTTGTTTTGGATCAATGTATTCAATTAATGTTTTTTTAATGTAACCAAACTGTTCTAACAAACTGCCTTCAATACGGCTTTTTGCTCTATTGTTGATAGACTCGGTTACTTGTTGAGCCAACTTCATTAACTCTTCTGCACGGTCAACCATTTGGTCACGACTACGTGCATCTTTGTTACCTGCCTGAGCAGTTTTTTCATCTTCGCCACGTAAACCTAACCAACTAGATGATTTAGCATTGTCTGGTAGTAATCCCCACTTGCGTAATCTTTGTACAGTTTCTTCACTGGCACCTAAGAACCATGAATAAGTTCCGTCTGGCTTTACAAGTTCACCTTTAACAGGATCAAATAATCCAGGTAAACCGTTATCTTTGATAAGTTTTGTTAATGCAGCTAAACGTGCATCTTCATCATCTTTATATTGGTTAGCTACTGCTTCAACATCACTAAAGCGAATACGTGCCTTCTCCATTAATTCTTCTGCTTCAAACAAAAGAGTTTGTTGTTCAATAGTATCTAGTTTGTTGATTAGTGATCTTAAATCCATTTTTATTATTCCTTATTTGTATCTGCTGGTTCACCGAAAGGGAATACTTGCGTCCACTGTGTTCCTTGTTTTTGTACCCATTTTTTAGGGTCAAATTTACTACGTATAATACCGTGTAACTTTAATGCTGCTTCTTGACTATCTCTAAAACCTTCTGCTTTAGCAGTACGTTCTTCGTGATTTGAAATCATACGCTGTTTCAATTTACCATCTCGGTAGACATACATTAAGTTTGATTCGTCATCAACCTCTCTATGTTGACGGCCAAACCCTGCCTGACTTCCTTCTAAATCATCTCTATACGGATCTCGAGATCTGTAACGATTTTCTAATACACGCTGACTAATTTTTTTTGCGTATTGTTTTATCAACTGTTTACGATGAGATTGTTCTTCCAATGATGCTTCTTCAACTTGTTGAAAGTAATTTCCAATACCGGTAACTTTTTTAACAACGGGCTTGACTTCTTCTTTTTGATAGTGTTGCATGGCCATTTGTACAGGAAGGGCAACCTTATGCGGATTAGCACCTTCTGTCACAACTGACAAAAATTTCTTCATGTCATTAGCACCCTCTACAGGCTGTGTAGAAGCATTGTCTAACGCCTGTAAAATGCGCTTCATGTCCATACTATTAGCCGTTTAATCTTGTTAAGAATTGCTTCATGCGAGCTAAGTCTGCAGATTCGTTCATTCTAATTGGATCTGGCTCGCCTGCTGGAGCTGGCATTGATCCACCTAACTCTTTAGCTTGGTCAATACTGGTTGCACCGCTTGGATTTGGAACAACTCCAATATTCTCAGCAGTTTCTGAATCGCCCATTCCAGCCATATCTTTTGGTTCTGTGCCAGCAACATCTTGAGGCTTCTCACCAGAATCAAATTTATTTTCAATTTCTTGCATAAACTGTTTTAAGAAACTGGTCAATGCTTCTGGACCTTGTTGCATTGCTGATTGCAATCCTTGAGGATCTGATTCGCTAGCTCTTTTGATTAATGCATCAACCATTGCATCGCCTTGATCTGATGCTTCAGACATAGCGTCTAAGCTTTCTTTCATTGCGCTAGCTTTGTTTTTCCATGCTGTACTTTCGTCATACTTGTTGTATTTGGCTCTAACTGGCTCTAGACTCTTACCTTCCTTACCAGCTTTGGCCAATGCCGCCATGCCAGCCTTGCCATATTTTTCATGACCCTTAGCTGCACGACTCATAGTTTGTTTAGTAGATTCTTCCATAGAACATTCTTTTAGGCCATGTACTGGACACTTTTTACCTTTAGCTGTATGATTACATTTTTCATCTGCAGCTTCTTTAACTGGATATTCTTTGCTACCTACTTTAACTTTTTCACCTTTTTGGATGCCGTCTGCTTTAGCATCGCGTACTGCCTTGCCAAATGCATTGCCTTCCTTGCCAACTTTTTCGCCTTTCTTAGGCTTGTCTTTTGGCTCGTTACCTTCGTAAACTCCTTGGCCATATGTTTCATCAACATCTTTTTCTTTCTTTGGCTTGGCAGGAGCACCGTCACGATTGTCAAACTTTTCGCTGTCTTTCATACCCCATGTCTTAGCACTCTTTGGTGACATCTTTTGTGCTGGAGCCTTATCTTTCTTCTCTGCGGCCGATTGTGCTTTAGCGTGACTCTTAATACCTTTACCTGATTTAGCGTTTGAAGCAATTTCGTCACCGTCATCTTTGTAGCTAGTATTCTTATGTATTACACCAGTAGATGTTTTTGTTAATTCACCTGTACGAGTTTTCTTTGTATCACCAACTTTCATTTCTTTGTCGTTGCTACCAAATTCTTCGTCAACTTCTTTTTCGCCTTCCATGTTGTCTGGAATGCCGTTGTTGTTAGCGTCCATACGCTTGTGTGCAGCCTTAGTAGCTTTAACTAATGTCTTATACTTTTCAACTTTAGATTTAACATGAGCCGGAACAGCCTTAGGCTCTTCGTAAACCATACCTGTACCGCCACATTCAGTACAAGGACGATCACCACCTGACAATGTACCTTCTTTAACTTTCATTTTCTCAGCTTGAGATTTTTTAAGTTCTGCAATCTTAGACTTAGCTTCCATTAATTTATTTTTAAGGGCAAGTTTTTGGTCTTCGTTGTACATTTCACTATTGTCTAACTTAGCACCGTACTCACTAAATTCCATTTCGTATTCTAAATAGTGATATACACTGGCAATATAGTCAGCGGCCTTGGTAATTTTAGCCTGTACCCAACCTTCTAGCTGATCTTCATCTTTGATCTTCTTGAATAGTTTGATTGAATAGTTGGCTAGTTTATGTAGATCAGCTTTGGCCATTGCGCCTTCGCGATCAACACTACCCTCGTGGGCACCAATTGGTGTTGGATTTGTATTATCTGGTTGCATGTCGTCGTACATAGTGAAAACTCCGTTATCGTATATTTAGCGTCTTTTAATAGTATTACCGCCGAAAATGCTTGTACCTTTTAAGTCCAATGCATTAACCGCAGTTCCATTTTTGTTCTTTTTTTGCTTGATTTTAGGCTGTTTAGGGGCTTTAGTACCTGATATTCCACCCCATGGATTGCCTATATAGCTCTTTTTACCACGTGCTTTGCCCGGACTAATGTGCGGAGCATCAACTGTAGCAATATTACCGGCACTTGTTGATCCAGCTGTTGCAGTTTCTGTAATAATTTCTGTAATCTTCATATTACTTTCCTACCTTCTTTTCGCCTGTTAAGTAAGGCAAACTAAACCAAAGCTGGAACCATTCAGGAGTACCAGGTCTAATATTATGCTTTCTTTCAAGTTCTTGATTTTGCATTCCTGTTACTGAAATATTGCTTCCTTGATTAACTTTATATTCGTGTAATCTAGCATTACTTCCTAATCCTGCTAAATGCTGTATGGCTTTTAATTCATGTACAGGATCATCCGGAGCAAGATAGCAGTCGTCTGGACTGTCATTATTTAAATGCTCTGTGGTAATCCTATATTGTTTCATTTTAAACAACTTCTTAACATCCAGCTATGCTTTTTATGTGCATCTTGTCGTCCAGCAAAGAAGTCTGCTAGTCCATGGTCGCCATTTGCTTCAGCCATGTCAAATACTACTTTGTATAGTTGTGCCATCTTTTCGCTATCGCCTAAAAGTTCAAGTAACATAGATTGAAAATCTTTTATTTCGTTTTCGTCTTGTACTAGCGATAACATACTAAATTTTTGAAGACTAGCAGGTGTATATACCTGCAATGCACGAAGTTCTTCTGCAAATGTATCAATACTACCGTATACTTCTTCGTAAATGTTTCCAAACAATTCGTGTAACTGTACAAATAAAGGCCCTTCAACATTCCAGTGAAAGTTTTGTGCTTTAAGTACAAAACTATATGAGCTAGCAAATGCTGTTTTTAATGCTAAATGATATTTCTCGTCCACGTTATACTCCGTATTTGTTCTTTTTAGTTTTTGCTACAGGACTAGTTGTATTTGTAGTATCTAATTCTAAACTACGCATGTCCCCATGATTAACATCTTCTACGTCTGCACCAACTACTTTGGCGGCTTTGATAAACATTTGTTGTTCGACATCGGTATACGGATGTACTGTTTTACGTTTTCCGTACCAACTTTTAGCTTCCATGTCGGGTGTGTTAGTACCATCGGTGCATGCCATTGCTTGACCTAACTTAAACGCAACATAATCGGCATTGGCTTTTTCAGCATCACCATAGGTACTAATACCTCTAGAAGATTGAGATTGTCTAGGAGTAATCTTTGCTCGTGTAGCTTCTGCTACAGTTGCTTTAGCAGCATTCTTAGCAACTTTTTCAGGATACTTGTTTAGATAATGCGATACTATGTCAAATAATGGATATGCTTTCTCTCCAATGGTTATCATTGATGAAGAAGGAATACCAGCATCTTTGTAAAATGCCTGTTTGTTTCCTTCACGAACATACTTGCGTAAGTCAGTAGCGCGAGCTAATCTCGCAGTCTTTTTCCAATCAATTTGTGCAAACTTATAACCACCGTGCTTTTGATCCATCATGCCGTTGTATTTTTGTAAACTACTAGCTAGCCATTCTTCATCGGTGTATACATTCAATTGAACATTTTCGCCGTATTTTTCATAAATGTTGGTGGCCATTACAAATAAGTCTTGTTCTGGTATTACATGTCCAGCAACACCGGGCCATACAGCAGCCATGCACTGTAATTTAACTTCGTACGGTAGCGGATCTTTAGGACCTTCTGTATTTTCGTTAGTACCTACAAACCATATAGGATTTTTACTAGCAGATTTCCAAACATCTCTATGTCCACGGTGTGGAGGATTCCAACGCCCATAGCAAATGCCAATGGTTTTTAATGCGCCGTCGTGTTCTTCGCCAGCAACAGGTGTTTGTTCGTAGATATTTTCAAATAGTTCTCTTAATCGCATTTTAACGTCCAGGTGCCCACGTAGTAGGAACAAGTTTTATATTACCATATTTATGACCTTGCTGGGCATAGCGAACAAACCCTTCTCCATCGGAGTCCCATATTTCAGGTTTTCCTTGGCTCTTATATGATGCTACAACTTCGTCCTTCATGTTTCGTATATCTTTAATTAATTTTAACATACCATCAAACGCACCTGGGTGTTGTTTGATCATGTTTATAATATGGGCTTGTTTATTTTTACTAACACCTTTTTGGGTCATCCAATCAGTAAATGTATCACCGTTAATACTATCAAACGCTTGTTCGTTTCTAGCATGTAATACACTCATGGCATTAAAGAACGGATAAAAAATTCCGTTTTTATCTGGGTCAGGCAAACTGGCAATAAATGCATCAATGTTTGCACCAACGCCGTCTACTTCATTTGTAACATAGTCAATTAATTCGTCAACTTTACTAGTATCCTGTCCACTACCACCGCTTGTATAAACTGGACCTTGTACTATTAGTCCTGGTGTTTGATTAAACATTTCAAAATCATCCATTGGTTTCTGAGTTCTATCAGGTGCACCAAATGATTCAAATGTTGCATGGCCAACAACCATAACTTGGGCAGTGGTAATTTTTTCTCCAAGGTCGCTAGATTTATCTACGTAATATTTTGTTTTGCTTTTTGGATTGGGGGCAAATGTCCACACACCTTGTGGATAGCCTTCCATTTTTATAAGTTGTTTATTAAGTCCGGGGTCAACTCCAAACAATGCATCGGCATAAACAAATCCTACAAAGTCTTTTGGAGTTGCAGAATCAAACAATGGATATAAGTTTGAAAAATTCTTAGCAAATGTCTGACGAGCTTGTTGTTCTTCGGGTGTTTTAGCTTTGCCGCTTTGATTAGCAATAAAATCGTAAACGCCTTTTGCACTGTCAGATTTAACTCCGCGCGACCATTGATTATGTCCTGCAAGAATTAGTGGACCGTTGGCAACTTCCCTACCCCAGTATACTTGTGGATTACCGTCCCATTTTCCACGAACAGTAGTAGCACCTTGTTGTTCACCGGCTATTTCTTTAAAATGACTAAGTGCTTCTAATGCTCCGGAAGATCCTTTAAAGAAGATTAAATGTTCAGGATGATTAAATGCCCGCCCGTATTTTTCCATGCTATCGTCAGCAGGCTCGTTTGCTTCTTTAAAGAATAATTCTCTAAGTAACACTATTAATCCTTATACTTGCCGTCGTCATAATCTTTTCGGAAGCCATCGTGTAACTTTTTGCAAACTTCTAAGCACATTTCTTCGTCTAGTGAATTTGGTAATTGGCGTATAGGATATTTTCTAATATAGTTTTTATAACTTTCTTCCACAGCCAGTTTAAAAATTTCTGGTTTAACGGTCTTTTTAGATTTAACACATTGTAAGCATTTTTCTACACTTGGGAAAAGATGGCGTCTGTATATATCATCGTTGTTATGCATAAAAAATGCAAGATCTTCAACTAAGTCGTAGTTAATTCCAGTGCCGTCTTCGCCCTGTTTAACAAAGTCTAAATCGTTAAATTTTTTACCTTCTAGGAGTTCTCTGATACGCATTTTTAAGCCCGTTATTAATAGTCACACGAATACTGTGCGGTATACTATTTATCGTATGAAGGATTATAAGATTACGCTTTGATTATGCGTTCAATCTTGTTTATTGAACCGCCTAAGTGCATTTTTGTCATGAGTAAGTTGTTTTCGCCCGTAACATAGAAATAAGTTCCACCCCAACTAACGTCTCTGGAAAGCTCGCGCTTACAAGCCTTTGTTAGTTTAAGTTTTCCATTCTTTTCTGCCCATTGAACAAATGCACTATGTTCGTGGCTAGTTTTACCTAGTGTAATTTTAAAATCATGATTTATCTTTGGAAGTATGATAGTATTCTCTTCTAAAGGTGTTTTTTCAGGAGGAATACTGATATACTTAACTTTAGACTCATCAAGTTTAACTAGACTATTAACATCTAATTTTGAATTAGTGTATACTGTGATCCAAGGACTTTCAACTCTGACTTCTATATCTTTTAGCTTTTTAAGTTGGTGCTGTAACTTAAACGCATAATCTAGATCCTCTACAGTTTTAATTGATTTTGTATGCCATTGATTGTTGTGTTCTAAGTTAATTTTTTGAAGATTTTCTAAAATACCACTCCAGTCGCCTCCACGGAACCAGCTAGCACCAGCACAGGTTAAAACTAACTTGTACTGGTACTGTCCTTTAAATAATCGTTTAGTTGTCTTGAGTAGCATCTTCTATTATAATTTCAGTAGACAACAACGGAACTTTGGGGGTTTTCGGCTTTGCTGTCAATACAATTCTATCTTTGTCTGCACTGATAGTCAACCAACCACCATTCTTCAAATCACCAAATAACATCATCTTAGCAAGGTCACGTTTAATCTCTTTATCGATAACACGTTGCAATGGACGAGCACCCATCTTGGGATCAAAGCCTTTTTCAATTAACCATTCGATAGCAACTTTATCAGCTTTAACACGGATACCTTTTTCTTTAACTTGCTCTTTAAGTTCGTCAATAAACTTGTTAACAACTTTAACCATTGTTTCTTTGCCCAGCTTATTAAATGTAATAATCCCATCTAAACGATTGCGGAACTCTGGCGTAAAGAATTTTTTCAAGTCTTTATCACTATAGTCTTTTTCTTGAGATCCAAAACCAATAGTATTCTTTTCAGCTTCTTGTGCTCCAGCATTAGTAGTAAGAATTAAAACCAATTGACGGCAATCAGCACGTTTGCCATTTGATCCAGTAATAAAACCATTGTCCATCATTTGTAGCAGTACTGTGCTAACGTCTGGGTGTGACTTTTCTACTTCGTCAAACAATAAAACAGCATTTGGATTCTCTTGAATCTGTGTAATCAACAAGCCAGCGTTCTCTTCAAAGCCAACGTAACCAGGAGGGCTACCAATCAGCTTACTGATACTGTGCTTCTCTTGATACTCTGACATATCAAAACGCAACAGCTTAGTACCTAAGTGTTTAGCAAGACTTTTAGCTGTTTCAGTCTTACCACAGCCTGTTGGTCCCATGAAAACAAAACTACCAATTGGCTTGTTCTCGGGTTTCAATCCAGCTTGTGCAACCATAATCTTATCAACAACTTCTTGTACAGCTAAATCTTGTCCGTAAACTTCTTCCTGCAATTTAGATTGCAACGATGATAGATTATCACTTTCAGTTTCACTAACAACTTCTTCAGGCATTTGTACGACTTTAGAAAGTTCGTGTTGAATTTCACGTTCTGTTACAACTCGTTCATCTGCTAATTTTAAATTAAAGCGTGAACAAGCCAAATCAATTAAGTCAATAGCCTTATCCGGTAGTTTTTTATCTGCTTGATATTTTACACTAAGTTTGATAGCGGAGTGTAATGCATCATCTTTAATTTTAACTTTATGGAATTCTTCGTAGTATTTCTTAATACCTTTAAGAATTTGTAGTGTAACTTCTTGCGTTGGTTCGTCGACTGTAATGCGTTGGAAACGGCGCATCAACGCACGATCCTTTTCAAAGTGTTTGCGATATTCTTCCCAGGTAGTACTGGCCACAACTTTAATGTTGCCTTTGCTTAGAGCAGGTTTCATCATGTTAGCGAGATCGTTAGCAGAGTTGCTAGCAGATCCTGCGCCAGAGATCATATGTGCCTCGTCGATGAACAGCACAGTCTTACCTTTCTTAGTGAGAGCTTTTAGAACCATTTTAAATCGTTCTTCAAAGTCTCCACGATATTTGCTACCTGCAAGCATGGCACTAATGTCAAGATTAAAAACAGTATAATCTTTTAAGAAATCTGGAACAGCACCTTTAACAATGTTATAAGCAAGTCCTTCTGCAATAGCAGTCTTACCTACACCTGGGTCACCAACAAGAATAACGTTGTTTTTGCTACGGCGACCCATTGCCAATGCAATATTTTCTAATTCATCAATCCTTCCAATAACAGGATCAATTTTATTTTTATTAACTGCTTCATTTAGGTTTGTAGTAAATGCTGATAATGCTCTGTTAGATCCTGTGTCTTGTTCTTCAGATTCATCTTCTTGTTCAATTGAATTGTTAAGATAATCAGCAAACTTATCTTTATCAATGTTTGCTTCTTGAATGTAATAAAATGCCCACGACTTCTTCTCGCCCATCATAGCAAGGAATACATCTGTAGGTTCAATTCGTTGACGTCCGTTAAACAATACTTGCGTAAACGCACGATTAAGTATACGTTCAACAGCCTGTGTTTTCTTTGGTTTAACAACTACATCGGTTACAGTAATTTCTGCACATTTATGTTGCAAATAGTCTGCAAGGTTTCTTTTAAGATCGTCTACCGGAGCTCCATAGCCTTGTACTGTTTTACTGAAACTATCTTCCACAAGCATAGCAAAAAGCAAATGCTCTATGGTCAAATATTCGTGATGTAATTTTTTAGCAGTTTCAATTGCTTTTTCAAATACTGCTTGTAAGTTGTCGCTAGGTTCAACCATTTAGTTTCCTTTGTTTTTTTCTTGCCATTTGTAATTTTAAATCACTTACATATTCTGTAAATGTTACGCCATTTAAATGATCCAATTCATGCTGGAAACATCTAGCATCTAGGCCTTCAAGTTCTATTATACACGGTTTACCCGTGTTGTCAAGGTAACTGGCAGTAATTTTGTTATGTCGTTTAACCTTTAACCAAAGATTTGGAAAACTTAAACACCCTTCGTTGTCTTCAATTTGATTATTATCGCCAAACATGATCCACGGATTGAAGCAACCAATTTCACGACCGTCTACTAGTTTCATAACAAATACTCTGCGCAGCAATCCAACTTGGTTTCCAGCTAGACCAATACCGCCCGATGCATTCATTGTTTCAAACATTTCTCTTTCTATAACAACCGCATTAACATGGTTTTTAAAATCCCACTGTTCTGCTTCTTGTTTTAGAATTGGATCATCCTCTTTGAGCAATTTCATCATTAAGTTGTTTTAACCTTTCTACTATTACTGGATCAGTAATTGAAGGAGTTCTAATGTTTATTACAATAACAAATCTGCCTTTATGTCCTTGTGCGTGTGGGTTACTAAAACCTAAACCAGCACTGGCGTATTCTACTCCAGATTCAACACCTGGTCGTATTTCTATTTCTCTTGTATCACCCGTAATAAGTTGTACATGTTTTCTACAACCAATCATAGCTTCAATTGGAGAAATATTTACAGTGGTGTAAAGGTCATCACCTTCCCGTCTAAAGTTAGGATCAGGCATAACAATGATTGTCACGTTTAAACTACCTCGAGGAGAATTAGGAACACTATCGTCACCTAACCCTTGATATCGAATAGTTTCACCGTGAGCTATACCAACAGGGACATTTATAACAACAGTTTGATTGCGGCCACTTGGTAGTCGATAGTTTGCTTCTAATTGTTTTCCAATATAACTATCTAACAGTGATATCTGACACTGGATATTTAAATCTCGATTACGTGGCATACGTCTTCCAAAAACATCCCCAAATGGATTTTGCTGTCCAAATGCTCCGCCAAAAATATCTCCAAAATCTGGCATACCACCAGTATGGAAACGAACTTGCGGTCCGCCCATACGCATTTGATCGTATTCTGCACGTTTATTTTGATCGCTTAATGTGTCATAAGCAACACTGACATCTTTAAATTTGGCTTGGTCTCCGCCTTTGTCAGGATGGTGCTTGTTCGCCAAGGAGCGATACGCTTTTTTAATTTCTTCTGGACTAGCGTTTTGGCTAACCCCTAGTGTTTGATAGTAATCAGTCATAGTCATAAAAACAGGTCAAGTTCATATAGTAATTATACTATACTATCCCTGACCTGTCAAGAGTTTGAGTGCTTATTTTTTCTTAGCTGGTTCAGGAACCTTATCGCCTTCTACTTTTTTGTGTACTTTGATTTTTTTACAATCTTGAGCTTGCTTGCCAGTTTTCTTATCATTTACTGGTTTACCTGCTTTGTCCACTTTTGGTGTACAAACTTCTTTAACTTCTCCACCAGCATAAGCTGTTCCGGCTAATGCTAGTGATGTTACTAGTGCTAATAATAATTTCATGTTATTTTCCTTTTATAAAACTGGATCGTCAGTTGGGACAATCTTCTTACCACTTGCCGTTACGGCTGGAGCCGCTGGCGCTCCAAATCCTGAATTGCTATTAAAGCTGCTTGGTGCTGAGACTGGAGTTGTTCCCCAGCTTGGCACTGGTGTAAAACTTGTGCTTGGTGCGGGAGCACCAAATCCTGCTGGAGGTGCGCTAGGTGGTGTAAATCCGCCTGTTGGTGCTGGTATTTGTGCTCCGCCATTATTTGCTCCGTTTAGTTTTTCTTGTGTACGACCAAATGCCGCAATACCTAAAACTGCACCCATAGCAATGTGAAATAAACCAGCACCTTGAAGTGTTAGTGGATTCCATTGTGTAATTGGTGAGTGAGTAAAAGTCTGTAACAGACTCCATAGGATTGGGAATAAGATCATGTCAAACATACATACCAACATGTACATCCAACCCATCATTGGACGCCATTTTGAATTCATCCAATCTTCTTTCTTTTGCTCGCTTGCGCTTTTTACTTCTTCTGACATAGTTTTCGCTCCTAGTTGTCTTTATTGTTTTAGAACCACAAGAATAAGCCATTTAGACTTAATAGTATTCCAAATCCTGCCACTGCAAAGCTACCCCAGAACATGGCCATACTAACAGCTAAAATACTTGCTGATAGAACAACAATAGCTAGTTGGTATGCTGTACTTGCGTAACCAATCCATGGACTGGACTTTTTAGCAATTTCACGCTCGTGTTCCATTGCTTTTGCTTCTGCGGCAATTGCCTTTTTGTCATCGTCCATACGAGCCTTTTCGGCCATGAATTCTGCTTTTAATGCCTTGTCATTTGTAGTCTTAGCCGCAAGTTCGTAACTAACGCCACGGCCTGCTTTGGCTTGATATTGTGCCCATTTGTTATTAGCACCTAACGTATTGTTTAAAACGGTAGAACTTAACTTGCCGCCATACCATGCGTTAACTGCTAATAATAAAGCAAACACGGAAATTACCATACCTGCTTTGTCTTTTAATTTTGCTTCACGCTCTGAACGAGATCCTACTGGAGGCTTAGGTGCATCCGGATCTTTTGGTTGTTTGTTTACTAAATTTAATACTGAATCTATTAATGCCATCTTTCGCTCCTGCTTAATATACTCTTATTTAACGCTTTCGAAGATTTTCTTCTGTTCCTTGTACCATTCTATCCAGGCGTTATATTTTTCTCTAAGTTCGTAATATTTTCCAGCGTTTTCGTTGGTGTTTTCTATAATGTCACTCAACTCAATTTTTTTACTGGTATCTAATGATGTTAATTTTCCAGCTGGTTGAACTAGTGTTTCTGGAACATCTGGAAATTTTACAACAACAGGTGCTGTTGTACTACAGCCTGTAATTAAAACAACGAGAAAAATTGCTAAAATATTTTTCATTTTTTAACCTCTGTTGGATCGCTTACCGCTTTATTGTAGAGTTCTATGGCAACGTCATTAATTTTACACTCTGCATTAATGACTTCTCGTTGAATTTCTATTTCTTTTTTAACAACTTCAACTTTCTTTTCAACAATCTTAACACGTTCTACAACTTTAGTCTGTATCACTGTGTTAACTTTTTGTGATTGTTGCTCGGCAACTTGTAGTTTGTCTTCTAATTCTTTAACTCGAGCTAACCATGCTTGTTGAACTCCGTGTCCTCCAAACAAATAAGCACCACCTACTAATAATACAACACCAACTAATTCTGCTGGAAGTTTGTATTGTCCCATCATAGGAATCAACTTTACAAGTTTACTACCAATGTAAAGAATAAAACCTGCTATTGTAAGTAGATAATAAATCCAAACAAAAATACTATCTGGAACAAGACTTAACATCCATCCAATTTGACCCATTTTAAGCCCCTAAGACATGTAATGCGTGGTTATAATGCTTAATACGATCTTCTAAACCAATAGTTCCACCGTTAATACGCTTGGTCATTGTTAGAATGTCGCCATTGTCTGCGTACTGGTTTAAGTTGTTAGCTTCCCAGAACCAAGCTGCACTTTGTACACAACCTTCAAAAGTTGTCAAGTGTTCACTTGCCTCGTCTAGACTAATTTCTAAACTTTGTGCATAACGTGTATAATTGTCCTTGCCAGTTAACTGAATCAGCCCTTTACCAGCAAACTTCCAACCATCGCCTGACTCTTCAGGGCCGTTACCCATGCGATTAGCATAAGCACGATTGGCAATAGCTTCTTGTTTATGAGCATAACGCTGTGCAGTTGCTAGATCTGGAAAGTAACGTGGCCATACTTTGCAAAGACTTTCTGCTTTGTAGTTTAAATTTTCTTTAATTGCGCGATAGCCGCCTGACTCGTGTGCTGTTTGAGCTAAGAAAGCCGCAACACGCGGTACTGTGTTAATATCGTAGTCAGGTAAAATTTCGCATAGTGCTTCAAACCAATCATTAGCATAAGGGTTCTTGCCAATAATCTCATCAAATTTAGCTCGTGTAAAATTAAAATCAAATCCGCTCATTTTTATTTCCTTTTAAGTGCAACAGCCCAACCGCTGTTTTCAAATATAAATGTATCGCCTACTTTAGTAATATTATAATTACCAATATATTTAGACAAAAACATAATTTCGGCCATGCTGGATGTTTCTAATACAATAGGGCCTTTTATTTTATTATAAACTTCTTGACGTGTGCCACTAGTTATAATATCAAACTTTATTTTATCGCCGTACATCTTTTTAAAAGTAATAGATTCATCAAGTAATTGAATTTCATCGGCATAACTCTTAACAAAGAATTCTTGGAAATTATCTAGTTTACTTCTTTCAGTAGTTGCATCGTATGCATCTTTATCCATAGGAATTGCAGATGCTAAATTTTCTTCAGTTGCTTCTTGGCTTTTAAAATTTTTAAAATATCGAAATTTAAAATTTTCAATAGCTGTAATTTTTTCAACGCCGTCGAGTATTTCTCTTATTTGTTCTGCAATGTGACGATTTCTTTCCAACTCAACATATACTTTATATGTACCATCATCTAATTCGCCAGGGCTAACATCTGCATCTAGTACAAAGTCGTAACCCATTTCGATAAAGTTTTCTAAATCTTTAGCAGGGTCCTCGTGATCAACTGTAAAAGAAATAGTAACGATATCTTGATCATCACCAATTTTACTTTTAAATGAGTCAACTTCGATAACGCTTTTTACAAAGCCTCTAAGATCTGCTGCTTTTAAACTTTCGTTAATCATCTTAATCCTTACATTCCTGGTGTTGGAGGTGCGCCAGTTGGAGCTCCGCCTGCTGGAGGCATTCCACCTACTGGAGGCATTCCACCCACTGGAGGCATTGGTGCCATTCCGCCTGGTGGCATAGTTGGCATTGGTACTTTAGGTTTTTCCTCGCTTGGTAATTGCTCAGCTTTCATCTTGTCCATGTAACCTCTGTACATGTCAAATGCTATCTTTTTAGGCATCTGAATTTCAACAATCCATATAGGTTTGCGATCTAATTTGCCTTTCTTTGTACCCGGGCGAAAATCTTCTGGAGTTCTAATTTTGCGAGGTTCAACTAAGTGGCTACGTTCAAATTTAATTTTGCATCCTAAATCTTGCAAACGCTTTGCACCTACTGGATTAGGCATTTTTTCTTTTGGCCACATAAAGCCAGCTGTAATCCAATGACGGTCAACTTGTGGCCCGTAGGCTAATTCGCCATTTTCCCAGTTTTCGTAGGCGTATAGATCCATCTCATCTAGTACACGCTCAAAGTCTTTGAGCACAGAGAGGCTAGTGTTATTTTCGTATAAATCGTCTATATTTCTTATGACTTCTAAAATATCGTACATGTCGTGTCCCAGATTGTTCTATACTTATTTAGCTGGTTCAAAACGATAACATAACAGTTTACTTTTTCAAGTATTCGTTAAATAATAGTGTAGGACCTCTGTAGTTATCGGGGCGGTCGCTACAAGTCCTGCTTTTTCCATAAAGAGTAGGAGATAACATAGATGAGTAAAAGAGTGAAAAAACGCTTTACATCAGACGTTAAAGTAATTGATTTTCAACCATACCTTCCTCAAAAGAAGCAGCGTGTAAGCCTGTATCCTCGTAATGAGAACCAAAAAACTTACATAGACAAACTCCAAGATGATTCAACTAGCATTGTATTTGCTATCGGGCCAGCAGGCACGGGTAAAACTATGTTAGCAGTTCAGCACGGAATTAAACTGTTCCAAGAGGGAATTGTAGACAAGATAGTCGTTACTAGACCCGCCGTTTCCGTAGATGAAGATCTAGGATTTTTACCAGGTACGCTAAATGAAAAAATGGCACCTTGGACAAGACCTATTTTTGATGTCTTGGGAGAATATTACCAACAAAAAGATATAGCAAAAATGCTAGAGGAAGGTGTTATTGAAATAAGTCCATTGGCTTATATGCGTGGCCGCACGTTTAAAAACGCATACATTATTGCAGACGAAATGCAAAATGCAACCGTCAACCAGATGAAGATGTTATTAACACGACTGGGTGAAAATTCTAAAATGGTAGTAACAGGAGACCTAGCACAAGCCGATAGATTAAACGATAATGGCTTGATTAATTTTTGCGGCCTACTAGCAAATAGACAAACTAAACATATTGATATAGTTGAATTTGACCATAGAGATATTGAAAGTCACCATGCTGTAAAGGAGATACTAGCAATATACGGTGACTCATAAAAAAAGGACCTTCGGGTCCTTTTT